CGTCGAGCGAGCGGAGCACCCGGAGGCCGGCCCGGCGCGCCTCGATGCTCGGCTCCCCCTTCTCCGCCAATCGCCGCCATTCGGTCTCCACCACCGCCACCGCGTAGTCGCGGCAGGCCCCCTGCACCCGGCCCCGGACGCGGATCACGGCCCGCCGGTGTCCTGCTTTCTGTGCCATCCATACCCTCATTCCACGGCGCAGGCGCTACGTCTCGCCTCCGTTGGCGGACGCTGCGGACCGGTTCGGCAATCTCCTGCCCGGACCCGGTCGGCGCATCGGCTGCAGGCGCGGGGTGGTCCGCGCGGCGCCGTCCTGAACGCGCCTGCGGGCACGCTACGGGCCTGCGAGGACCCGGTGGCGGTTGCCCTTCCCGCAATTATGCCCTGAAAACCCCTGTGCGCGCTCGTCAGTTGTCATAACCCGGGACATAACGCGCACGCCGACCGCCCACACCCCGCGAGGAATGGGCGGTCAGCCGGGCCTGCTGTCCGGTTCGGTTACTGGATCAGGTCGTCCGTCACCTCGAATCGGGTCGTGCAGTCCCCTGCCTCATGGCAGGCCAACTGCTGCGCCGCCATCTCCTCGACCAGCGCCCGGTTCGCGGTCATCCCTTCGGGCAGGTCGGTCACCGCAACCCGGAACATCAGGTTTCCGGTGACGAAGTAGACGTAGTACCCCTCCGGCAGCGCGACCCCCGTTGCGGCATCCCCCAGGGTCACCGCAACCTGCTCGGACGCTTCGGACTGGCCCATCAGCGCTTCTGCCGAAATGGGCATCTGCGCCAGCGCGGCTTCCGGAGTCTCGAACTGCAGGATGTCGACGTTGATCCGCGCCGCACTCTCCCAATCCGGGCTTTCCGTGTACCAGTCCATCGACCGGTAGACCGCGGTGGCATCGCCGTAGTAGGCGGCGTAGTAGGCCTGCCATTCGGGATCGGATGAGCTGACGAGCAGGGGTGCCCCGTCGATCACCTCATAGGAGCCACTCGATTGCTCGTAGGGCATTGCTGCAGGGATGGACGGCAGGAGGGCGAGTCTGGCCAGTTGGGGGGTTGTTCCGGCCGCGACCGCCTGGAGTCGCGCTTCGACCAGCGCCCCCAGCGCCTCGATCTGCCTCGCCCCCACCGCGTCACCTGCCTGCGCAAAGCAAGCGGCCTGCGACGCACTGCAAGCGGCTTCGACGCGTTGCACGCAAAGCTCATTCTCGGCTGTGCACTCCGCGTCGGTCTTGACACACTGCGTCAGCTGCTGGTCACACGGCACGCTGTACAACTGCTGATCTGTGCCACATGCCAGCAGCGCACCAAGCCACCAATACCGCATTCTCCACCTCTCACGCGCACTTGCGCGACTTGCACCACAATGCCAGTTATTGGGCGTCACTGCCAATCGCAAACAGTAGCCGATGCTCCACAATGCCAGCTTGATCTTTTTGCCTGCGCATGGCAAGGGAAGGCGCTGTAAGCGACGGTACGTAGCGCACCAGCGGCGGCAGCCGCGTAGCGCGAGGGTAGCTGACCGATAGCGGGCAGCGTCTAGGGGGTCGGGGTTAGCCGACCGGTTTTGCGTTAGCTCGCCCATCCCTAACTCCCCTGTCAACCCAACGCCTTAGCCTCTCTGACCTACTGCGCTGCCACTCCCACATCTGCCAAGCCAGCGCGCCGTCCCGTGGATGCTGGTCCGCCTTGCACACACGGCAAACCCATACGTCCAGCCCGATAGGCGGGACATCGCGGGCCGCGGCGTGTTGCCATGCGGCACAGCGGTAGCACCTCAGGTGCATTCGCCCTCCACCCGACACCTTGGCAGCCCAAACGCAGCCTCAGCCGCGCGCATTGCGGCGTCTCGGGACGGGTACCGCTGCCCGCGTCTGCCCACCAACCAATCGCCGTCGCTTGGAGCGACGTAGGCCAGCGTAGCCCCGGTGCGCACGATGATCAGCGACCATGTGCGGTCCATGCTGTCTTTGTACCAGATGACCGCTTTTCTCCACTGCTCCAGCTCAACCAGCTGTTCAGGCGCGGCTGCCTGCTGCTGGCCAGACTGCGCTTGTCTATCCAGCTTTTCGCGCGCCTGCTGCCACGTTGGCGCGCCAATAAAGGCCCGTACTGCCCGCGACTGCTGCTGCGGCTGTGCGGTCGGCCTTTGCTGCGCCACCCAATCTGGCATGTCGGGATGGTGGATGCAGCCGGGGTAGTCCGGCTGCACATACGGCGCTGCGGCAAGCACTGTGTCCCCAACGACCACGCCGCGCGGTGTCTCGCGCGCGCAGCCGTATGAGTCCCGATACCGCACGCGATGCGGGCACGTTCCGCAAGTTGGTCTGTTCATCGTTGTTTCTCCCCAATCGCCGCATCAGCGGCGCGCCGTTGCTCGACCCACCACGGGTCAAGCCCAATCGTCTCTGCGCACTCTGGGCAACGCGGCAGGTCGCAGCCGTCAACGTGCGCGCCTTCGTCGTCGAAGATCACTGCGTCTGCGCGAAGCCAATGGTCGTCGTAGTCAGACCAGCGGTCTGCCGACAACTCCGCATCGGATGGCGACGCATCGGCAACTTCCCGCAGCTTGGCATCGGCACGTTCGCGGCGCTGGCGACGAATGCCAGCCAGACCGGCAAACTGACGCCAGTTGGACTTTGTGCCACGCCATTTTAGGTCAATGCCGTAGCCGTCCGTTTCCCGGCTTGCCTGCCCTGACAGTGCGTAGTTCTTGCTCACCTCACACCTCCACACCGCCGCAACACGGCGGCTGCGTACTGCTGCCCGCGCTCACCCCGCACGCCGGGGTAGCCGTACCGATACCCACGCAGCGCACCGTGCCAATCGCCTGCGCACCGTGCCAATCGCCTGCGCGCCGGTGCCACCAGGTCAGCATCCGCCAAGCCTCCAGCCTCGCGACGGGCTCCACATGCAGCGCCCACCACGGCAGGCGGCTGTGCCTCACCGCTATCTGGTAGGGTCCGCGGTGACTGCCTGCCACCGCTGTCCAGCTGTCCAGCGACTCTGCCCACGCCACGGCGGACAGGATACAGGGGCGGTAGAGCAGACTGGCGACCAGTAGGGCGGCGGTCATGGCTGGGCCTTACCGCCGCACACTTCGCGCAGCCTGTCGACCTCGGCTTGCAGCGCGTCGCGTTGCGCAACGGCGCACTCAATCGCCTTCGTGGCGTCGCCGGCGACCTTTTCGAGGATGCCTATGCAGTCCATCGCGGCTTGCATGAGCGCCTCCAAGTCCTCAGCCTCATAAGCCGCAATCACGCGGCCTGCAGCGGACAAAAACGCCTCGGGCACATTTGCGCTGTCAGTCATGCGGCCCCCACCACTTGCAGGTAGCTGGACGACGGCACCAGCCTGCCCGACTCATACATGAGCGCAGCCGATGCGCTAATACCCGCCAGCTTCGCCGCCTGCCGCAGTGTCAGCAGCTTGGCGAAACGCAACCGCTCCCACTCGGTGCGCGGGGTGTAGGACGCCGCCAGCTCAGCCCGCTGTCCTGGCGTCAGGTGCAGTTGGTCAGCGACGCGCGAAGCGTCGGCAAGCGGTATCGACCATCCAGCCTCGGTGTAGCGCTTCTTGCCAAGCGCCAGCGCAAGCATCGGCAAGCTCATTCCGGTCAGGTCACAAAGTAGCTTGGTGCGTTCGTACACGGTTCCTCCTGCCATAGCTTTACAGCCACGGCCAATCCTGTCAAGTGGCAGCGTCAACGCGCACAATGCGCCCTGTCTGCGGGTCGAGCGTCGCACGTGCCTTGCATTCGGTGCAGCGGCGACTGTTGTTCTTGGGCGCGGTCCAGCTGTGCCGCTTGCGCCCGTGTATGCACGGCGGGACCACGCTCATGCACGTCACGCACTGGTAGCGATGCGACGGCTGGACGTGGCCACACGGGAAGATGCGCTGGCGCTTGTGCAGCCGCCAGAACAGTGCCTCGCTGGTCAGCTGCAGCTCATCCATGCACAGCTTTCCCGCGCCCATGTGGACGTCCCACAGCACGCAGCCCGGAAACTCGCGCAGCACCCTGACTTGCGCGTTGTCGCTCTTGCGGGTGACTACCAGTGACCTGCGTGCTCCGCTCATAACAACGCCTCCTGCACCGCGTTGGGCGCGTCAAGCCAGTCAACTGTGACCTTGGCGTTTGCGAGCCTTGCAGCCGCCTTTGCGTGCGTCTGCGGGTCCATCTCAGCACCGACTGCCCGCCGCCCTGTCTGGACTGCCGCAAGCAGCGTCGTGCCGCCGCCTGCGCAGGGGTCGCAGACAAGGTCGCCAGGTCGGCTGTAGTCGCGGATCAGGGCGCGCATAAGGTCGGCTGGCTTGCCGCCGATGTGCCCTTCCCTGTCGGTGCCAGCCTTGTACCAGCCGGGCAACGCGCCCCAGCGCTGGAACTGACGCGACCTCGGACGCGCAACCATCAGGTACACGGCGGCGCTTGCAGGACCATCTCCAGACAGCCGGACGCGGTCTTGCAGGATCGGCACTGGAGCGAACTCTGCCCGACCTGCGGCGAGGTATGCTGCTTGCCACACGGGCATGAGGTCGTGCGATGTCATGCACGCCATCCATCCGCGCGTGCGAGGCGACCAATGCGCTACGAACGCCCACACGTCGTCGGGCGTCCAGTGTGCGTAGGACAGTGCGCGGCGCGTCGTCGGGTTGCCGCTACCGCTGACGCGGTTTGGCGCAGATGTCGATTCGTGCTGCCCGTCATGCGTACGCGCCCCATACGGCGGATCCGCGATCAGCGCGTCGCACTCGACATCTGCGAGCATGTCCTGCCAGCGCCCAAGGCGGAGATCGTAGGTCACGGCGACACCTCCACCTTGTCAGTAAACAGGAATCCATTCAGATGGTCGATCTCGTGTTGGACGATCACCGCATCCAAGTCGGCGAGGTTCACGGTCTTGCTCGCGCCGCAGCGGTCTTGGAAGCGCAACTTGATGCACCGCGACCGCTTCACGCGTCCGTTCCGCTTTCCGGCATTCACCGACAGGCATCCCTCGTTCATCGTGACCGCCCCCATTTCGCTCAGGACGACTGGGTTGACGATTTCCAGCAAGCCCCAGCGAACCGTTCGCGTTACAAGCACTCGCTGACTGACGCCAACCTGATTGGCTGCCAAGCCAACGCCGCTGTTTGCGCGCATTGTCGCCACCATGTCGTCCAGCAACTCTCCAAGCAAGCCGTCGAACTCCGTCACCTCGGAACACCGCTGGCGTAGAGATTCGTGTGGGGCCTGCAGAACCTCAAAGATGTTCGCCATCACACCACCTCACGCCAGCCGACAAACTCGGCTGTGTCAGCATCGTCGAAGTCCATCACGCCCGCGCCGGTGCGCACCTGCCAGCCCAGCCAGTTGCACCAGAAGCCCTCGGTCTGCGTGCCGTTGCGCCGCACAAGCCAAACGTGCTGCGTGTGCGATGACAGCTGGTTGCCGTCGTGCGGCGGGATGGTGTCCAGCGGTCGCACGGGCAGCCAAGCGCCGCAGGGCATCGCCGGTGGCGTCCAGCGCTGGTGCGACACCAGGACAGTACGTCGCTGGCGGGTGTAGGTTGTGGTTCCGATGGTCTCCATGATGCCTCCTACTGGCCCACCCTGCGGACTCGAACCGCCTGCCACACGACCCGTCCAGCGTCGCTTGGCAGTACCTGCCAGCCGTTGCATAGCGCGCAGCCCTGCAGACGGTTGGCTGGGGTGGGGTGACTACCTGCCCAGATGCCTCGCCAGCGTCCAAGCCACAGCCAGCGCCGCCCGCTCGTGTGCGTTGACGCCGTACAGCGGTCCAGCACGAACGGCCTCCACAGCTGGCTTTGTGCGCGTTGCTGGACGCTCTGCCATTGGACGGCGGGTAGCGTCTGGATGCATGGCGCACAAGGCTGCCCAGACGCCCGCGTCTCCCTTGACCTGCTGCCCCATCGCTTCGGACAGCGCGGACACAACGGCGCGGCGCTCCACTGTGTAGACGCCGTCGCAGTCGACAATAGCCGCGTTCGACTGCGGCAGGTGCGCGTCAAGCTTGCCCAGCATCCACCCGACTTGCTCAATGGTATCGGCAACCTGCGCGCCGCCCTTGGCGTAGATGCGCGCTCGCTCGATGCCGATGTACGGCGACCGGCTGCTACCGCCGTCCCACCAGCGGCGCGCCCAATCCACAGCCTCGCGCGGGCTGCGCGTGGTGATGCAGTCCAGCACGCAACGGTCTGCCGCGTCGTACACGCAGACGCCGATCGTTGCTCCGGGGTCGATTCCGATTGTGATCATCACAGCCACCCAATGTATTCGGGTTCAAGTTCAGGCGTGTCGTCCGGCTCCTGCCAGTCGTCGGTGTCCGCTTCGTCGCACTCATCGCCCTCTGCGTCGGGGTCGGTGCATTTCCAGTCATCGTATCCGGCTGGTGTCCACTTCTTCATGCCTGCCTCCTCACGCGCCGGTAAAAGCGCTTCCACTCGCCGTTGCTGTTCTCGCGCCACTGCGCTGTGTACCCAAATCCGCCCTTGCGCTGCATCCCGCACAGCTTGCATGTCTTGGCGCCGTCCACCTCGGCTGACCAGATGTGCGACTTCCTGCCATCTGTCCGCGCGCAGACAGGCGCAACACGCTCAAATTTCGCCTCGCAGCTGGGACACCTCGCCTCTGCCCGATCGGAGCTGGCGGCGTAGTGCCCGCAGCGCATCCGCTTTCTCCGCTGGTGGTCCATCCAGAACCGCCCAGCCTCAGTGATGCGATAGTCGCCGTCAGCCGATACCTTGTAGTTCGCCAACCGCTTGGGCGTGACGGTCCACACCACTTTGGCGACGGTGCCCTCCAAAGCCTCGCAGATAACCCGGACCTGCGCGGCGTCGCGTTTGCGGGTGACGATCAGCATGGCGCTGCCTCCAGTGCGACAACCAACGCTTCTGCTTCTGTGACGTGGCCGATCGCATAGACGTGACGGCGGAATGTCGCACCGTGCGGATAGCCGCCCTGCACATGCCACAGCCACACTCCGTCACTGTACCTACCCGCACAGTGCAGCCCTTGGTCGCCCCAAGCCTCCCGCACCAGAGCGAGCAGGCAGCCGAGCGTTGCGGGGTCGGTGAGGTCGGGCAGGATCTCCCGATTCAAGGTGGCGGCCAAATCGCGGTACGGAGGTCCGCCCGGCCAGCTACCATGATCATCCCACCCCCACGTATCGGTTCCGCGCAGGACACGCCAACCGTTTTCGCAGATCGCGGTCATGCCGCGTGTCCATCGCCAGTGCTTGCAGGCAAGAGCGCGTTCGGCAAGTTCCTGATTCATGGTGCAGCCTCCAGTGCAGCCACGAGGACGGCGGCTTCGGTTGGTCCGTAATAGTGCCTGACCAACCGATCCGGCAACATGACGAGCACTCGCCACCCTCCGCCAAACGTCATCGTGCACGACACGGACGGATCACCCCACGCCTCCCGCACCAGCGCCAGCAAGCAGCCGATGGTGGCGTGGTCGTCGAGGTCGGGTAGAAACCCGGCTGAGTCGCCGGTATCGACCCAGCCACCGCCGTCGCGTGTAGCGCCGCTTTTGTGCCCGATCAGGTAGTCTGCACCACCTTCGGTCACGCGCACACGACAGGATGTGAGCATCCCAGGCACCCACCGCCAGTGGGTGCAAGCTACCGCGCGGCGGGCGACGTCAAGAGCGTCAGACATTGGCGGCCTCCTCGGTGTCGGTGTCGGTGTCGGTGAAGTCAACGTCAACCGCCTCGGGCTGCGCGACTGTCTGCACCTGCGGCAGCGACGGCAGGCGAACCGACTTGAGAGCGGCGGGCACAACCGCAGGCAACTGCGCCGTGTGGGCAGACGCGGGTGGAAGGTCCAGCTCCTCTGCCATCGTCAACGCGGCTTGCACGTCGGCAGCCAAGGGGAACCAGCGACGGGATGCAGCCTGGTGGTAGACGGTCTTGGCAAGCATCGCGGCCGGGTCGCTGTTCCAGATCGTCTGCGTCTTTGCGGCCCTTCTGGCGCGCTCAAGGCGCTCCAATGGCACCATGCGGAACAGGACTTGGCCGGTTGCGACGTGCACGCCTTTGGCGTAGGCGCCGATGACCTCGCCACGCTCGCGCTGCGCCTTGCCAGACGGCAGTTTGACCACGCGCGAGAACGGGTCGTAGGTGTGGCGCACGACGGCGAACTCGTCGGGGCCGACCGACTCAAGTTGGTAGTCGTCGCCCTCGCAAACCAGATGCGCAGACACCTGCCAGCCGCTCTGCGCGAACAGGTATTGCAAGCCCTGCCACTGCATCTGTACGTCCAGCGTGTTTCCGCGCGGGACGCGTGCGACGTGACGGCACGGGCCGGGCATAACGCCCATGCGGGCCATCGTCAGGTAGCCGCGCACCAGCTCGGGCAGCGGCACGCCGGACAGCGCAGGGTCGGCGGCGTCTGCAGCTGCCTGCGCCGCGAAAGCCTCGCGGTCGATCCACGGCGGCACAACCGCCAAGGCTGACTGCATCTCGACGCTGGAAAAGGCGTCTGCTACTTGCTGGCGCACGCTCTTGCGCTGCGCGGTCTGAATCTCTGTGCTCATGTCACTCTCCCACGGTGTAGGCCTGCGCATAGCGCGGGCGGGCCAAGGTCAGCTTGCCGGCGTCGGCCATCATCTCGGCAGGGCCGGGCCAGATGCCTGCGTCTGCGCACTGCTGCCAGACGGCGGCCATGGTCTCCACTTCGTCTGCGGCCTCGGCGAGCCAAGCGTCGTCCAGCTGGACGGCGACGACTGCGTGGGGCGCGGCGGATTCCACAAAGACAAACCAGAACTCGGGCACCACGCCATGCACGGCCGCATAGCCCTGCCGGTACCACGCCGCTTGGATGTGGTATCCGTACTGCGCTGCGGTGCGTGCGAGGCTGTCCGCCGTCAGCTCGGCAGACGTGGTCTTGATGTCCACAATGCGATGCGCAGTAGTGTTGACCGCATCAAACAACGCCTTGCGCTGCTGTCCGCCCACCGTCCAGTAGCATGGAATGCCGTACTCGCAGCCGGACAGCAGCTCTTGCGCTTGCTTGCTGGCTCGCACGTTTGCCGTCATGCACTCTGCGCGCTGCCAGTCGTCGGGCGTCACCAGCAGGATGCCAGACGCCTCAGCTTGCTCCGCCTGCGCCTTGCCATCCTTGGTTCGACCGTCCAGCTTGGGTGCTGCGCGCAGGTCGTCGGGCACGGCAATGAGCCGCTCGGTCAGCACGCCAAGGGCCATCGCTGACGTCTGCTTGACGGGGTTGTCGGCTGCATGGCGGGCGTGCAACGGGCTCTTGCGCAGCGGCTTGAGGCTGGACTGGTTGAGCGCCGGGTTGCTGCGGTATTCCGCCTCTCGGGTGTAGTAGTTCATAGCCCAGCCTCCACATTGGCGATCAGGTCGGGAGCAACCGCGTAGGGGTCGACCCAATCAATCGAGCACACCACGCCTCCGTCACGCTGCCACATGGTCTTGTTTTTGCCGGTCCACAGCTTGCCTACGCGCTTTCCGTTGCGGTACAGCAGCACGCAAAACGGCAGCGTAAACTTGCTGCGCCACTCGTAGCCGTCGCGTGACGGCAGTTTGTCCAACTCAATCATGTTGCCTCCTTGCCTCTCGGCTTGCTTACTGACGGCAGACGCCCGCCGAGTCGAGCGGCGGCTTGGACGTGCCAAGAACCCATGCGCCTGTTTGCCGGCTTTACCCGGCCGTTGCATTTTCCCCTCCTGCGCTTGTTGGTGGCGGCTTGCGCTGCCCTGCATGTGCATAGCTTTACACCTGCGGCCTGTCGTGTCAAGCGGATTGTTTGCGCCGCGCAACCATCCGGTCCATAAGGCCGCTGACGATCTCCAATGCCTCGGTGCGCGACTCGCGCAAGCCTTCCGGTCCGGCCGCGATGTACCGCCGCAAATCGTCCGCGCTGCCGGCAAAGCATCCACACCGATAGACAGGCTCTGCGCCCGTACTGTCATGCAGCATGACCATCAGCACTCGACCGCATTCGCCGTGGTCAGTCCAGCTTACAGATGCCGTCAGCGGGGCGTTCACGGCGCAGCTCAGGTTGGCGCCGGTCAGGTTGGCGCCGGTCAGGTTGGCGCCGGTCAGGTTGGTGTATCTCAGGTTGGCGCCGGTCAGGTTGGTGTATCTCAGGTTGGCGCCGTACAGGTTGGCGCAGCTCAGGTTGGCGCAGCTCAGTTCGGCGCCGGTCAGGTTGGCGCGAACGCCTCCTTCTTCGGAGCGCAACCACTTGCCGTGCTCGTCCAGCACAGCTTGGATTTCTTGCTGTGTCATAGGGCCTCCTTGTATACCGCAGCTTTACACCTGCGGCCTGTAGTGTCAAGCGCATCCTGTACGGGTGCGCAAAGTTTTTTCGGTGCTGCGTATGTGGTTGTTATCAGAACGGAATGTCTGAAACGTCTGCCGCTGGCTCCTGACTCACCGGAGGCGTGTCCACAAACCGGACGTTGGACGCCCACAGCACAAGGCCGCCTGCTTTTGGCTCCCCGCCGTCCCGAGGCGCGAACAACCGGCCTTCGCGCAGCTCGCCAGCGACCACAATCCGGTCGCGCTTGCGGGCACTCGCCAGCACGCCCCCAAGGTCGCCCTTGGCGATGACGTCCAGCCACATTGCGGTGTAGGTGCCGTCTGCGTTCTTGCTCCCCGGACCCTTGGCGCGGACGATCACAAGCCCGTGCTCGGTCTCTCGCGGGTGGTCGCTGACTACCTGCACAAGTGCTTCCTGAATGCGGACGTACAACGGATCGAACTTCTGCTGCTCACTCACGATCGCCTCCTGTGGTCAATCTGCCCCATGTCCAGCGCGGCCAAACGGCCAAACCGGCTTGCAAGGCGCGGGTCCATCCCGCAGCCCTTGGGCGACGCTTCAACGGCCTGCGCCGTCGTGTAGTTCGACGTGGCCACAATGTACGCGCCGCAGTTCTGGCGCACGTCCACGATCCGCAGCAGCTCGGCGCGCCAGTCGTCGCCGGTGCCCTCGGCTCCCACGTCGTCGAGGATCAGCAGGTCAGCCGCCTCGCACTCCGCTTGCAGGCGCTGCCACGTCGCGATAGCACCTGGCTCTCGGCTGTAGCTGGCGCGCATGATGCGGGCAAGGTCGGCTGTCGAGCGGTGGCAAACGTGCATACCGTGCTGCGCGCAGTGCAGGGCTATCCAGTGCGCGGCCATTGTCTTTCCGCAGCCGGGTGGCCCGTACAGCCACGCCCCAGCTTGCGCCGTGCGACCGGCCAGCTTGCGGGCCAACTGCCGCAGATGACGCAACGCGTCAGTCTCGGTAGGCGGCAAGCCGGTAGGCAGCATCCACGCTGACAGGTCTCGGGCTGCGGCGTTGCGGCCTCGGTAGGCGTCAACCGCTCCGGTGGGGTCCGTGCGCTGCCAGTCTGCGCCGTGGCCGGTCCACTGCGTCTGATTGCCGTCTGCGTCGCGATGCGTCACGCGCACCGCGTCGCCGGCGTGCTCGACACACGCGCCTAGCACGTACTCATAGCCCTTGGCGTCCTGTGCCAGCCAGTAGCCGCCCTGCGCGTTCTGGACGCGGCAGACCAAGCGATGGCCGGCAGGCAGCCTAGAAATAGGATCTTCCCTCACGCTCATACCTCTCGATCTCTGCAGTTATGCGGGCTTGGTTGGCTGCCACTTCCTCGGGTGTCCGTTGGTCCAGCGGCGCGACTCTTGGCGCTGGCTTGCCGTAGCTGTGCGTTGTCGTCGTCTGGCTTCCCCTGTCGCGCCAGTTGCGGATCCACGTTCGGCATGTGGCTTCCCAATCGAGGATCGGCCCTGCCTTGCGGCGGAATCCCTGCGCCTGCCAGTAGTCCAGACACGCATCGGCCTCGCTTGCCGGGGCGTTTTGGCTGGCAAAGTATGCGCGGGTTTGTTCGGCGGTTGGCTTTTGCTCGGCAACGGTACGCGGGCGTTTGGCCGTCTTGCCGCCGTCCTGCCCCTGTGGCTGGCGTTTTTGGGCTTGGGCGGGTGCATGGTCGGGTGCGAGCAAAAACGGCTGTCCTACGGCCTCTGGCTGCGTCGGCGCCAAGTGCTGCCAAAATTGCTGCCCAGTCGGCCGGTCGGTGTCCGCGACAGCGGGCACTATGACACCGATAGGTGTCTCCTTACTGCTACTGCTACTGCTACTGCTACTGCTACTGCTACTGCTACTGCTACTGCTACTGCTACTGTGATCCTTGGGGCTTGCCTTGGGCTTGCTATGGGCTATGGGTGCTGAGTCAATAAAAGCGCGTGCTTGCGACTTTGCGACCGACGACTTGAAGCGCTCCAAATCATTTCGCCAACCTGTCGCCGTCGTCTCGCTGCTATTCCAAGTGCGGTTCGCCTGCACTGGAAGCCACGCCTGCTGCGCGTCGCGGTCCCACACGATCCAGCCTGCCGCCTCCAACTCGCCCAGCGCGTCGACGACCTCCGACGTGCGGCGGGCACGCAACGCATACCGCAGCCATTCGCCGTCGCAGGCGACAAGGCAGCAGGGCGTCGACCTCTCGCCAAACGCGAGATGGACGTAGACCCGTTCCGCCATTGGCGAGACTTCGCGCAACGCCGTCAGGTCTGCCGGGTGAATGTGCCGGTATGGCAACTTACCAAGAGACATAACGCCCCCACTGATAAGCCAACCACGCCCGCGCTGGCACGCGGTAGACGTGCGCAATCTGGGGCGCACGGCAGCAACAGGCATCAGCCGGAAGCTGGAGCCTCGGCCTGTTGGGTGATTGGCTTGTCGGTGAGAACGTCATCGCGGGCTCCCTGTGCGTCGACGGTGCCAGCCGCTTCGCACATCCACAGTCTGTCAGGGCTCTGGCGTCGCGTCAACCGGCTCTGTCGAGTGAGACAGGATCAGCCGGTCGCCCTTCGCGCGCAGGTGGTAGGTGTGGATCACGCCGTCGGAGTCGACGACTTCCACGCAAGCCCTGTCGCTCTGCCACTGCTCGACCACGGTAGACCTTGGGCGGTGGTGGTAATGGGTGGTTTCGGTGGTCATCGTGACACCTCTGCGATTCTGCGGCCAATCCACGCCATGACCGGCACCGCCATGCTGTTGCCCAGCGCAGACCAGCGTGCGCCAGCGGATGCGCCTGGAACCGCTGTGTATCCGGTTGGGAAGCCAAATACCGCTTCGACCTCCTCTGGGGTCAAGTGGCGCAGGCCTTGGGCGTCAGACACAAAGGTCTCTGTCTCGGGGTCTAGTCGCCGTCCGTAGCCCTTGGTGATGCACCTTGCGATTGCAGCGCCTCCAGAGCCGCGATGAACGACGGACCCCAGTCCTTGCGCCTCTGGTACATGCGGCGCAGGATTCCGGCTGCTGCTGTCGGTGAGAGGTAGTAGCGCGTCGGCAGCTGTCCATCCTCCGCACGGTGCAGAACGTCCGCGAGCGAGCACAAAGACACGTCGTCTGCGCTGGGCCACTCCGTAGTATTGGGCATCCAAGATGCGCCATGCGACGACGCGGCGGGGTCCAGCAACCACACCTGCGCTTGGCCATGCGCCTGCGTTGACGACGGCGGCATCACAGCCTGCCAGTCCGCCCAAGAGGGCGCCAAAGGCGTTGTCGGCTGTGCTGAGCACTCCGGGGACGTTTTCCCACACGATCCATGCGGGGTCATCAGGTGATCGAAGATCGTCCACTGCATTTGCCAGCCTCACAAACTCAAGGGTCAGGTTGCCGCGTTCGTCTGACAGGCTGCCGCGAAGCCCGGCGACGCTGAACGCCTGACAGGGGGTGCCGCCCACGAGCAGGTCAGCCGCGCCGATCCACGGCTGGTCACGCAGCAAGGTAAAGTCGCCGTGCAGCGGAACTTCTGGGTAGTGGTGGGCCAGCACCTTGCGCGGGAATTTCTCGATCTCGCTGAACGCAAGCGGGGTCCAGCCAAGCGAGTGCCAGGCGCACGATGCCGCCTCGATGCCGCTGCATACGCTGAGGTAGCGCATCAAAGCGCCTCCCACACAGCAACCAACCCGTCGCGGAGGTCGGTCCAGCTGAACGCATCGGCAAGCAGGTAGACGACAAATCCGGTGAGGGTCAGCACGGCAAGCGCGTTTAGCGTCGGCTGCAAATACCGCGGCTCCGGTGACGGTTGCGGTATGTGGCGCCTCCACGCGTCGTGCTCCAGCTGTGCGCGCATGTAGCGGTCGGCTCGGTCTTTGGGGGTCATCGTAGCAGCTCCTTGACCTCTTGGTCTGTCAGTATGCGGTTGCGCACCGGGTCAAAAGCCGGTCCCGGCACGTACCGGTCTGGGATCATAATCAGCTTGTGCAGGTCTCCAACTCGGGTGGACTGGTCCAGCCCTGACCGGCACCAGCGGCAGTCAGGGCCGGTGTACTCACCCCAGATGCGGCGACGCTGGCAGTGTGTGAGGCCGGCGATCCAAGCGTCTGCCAATCCGCGCATAAAGTCGTTGTAGTCTCGCGCCCATTTGCACATCCTGACGCGCTTTCCGGTCTCGGTGCATTCCAGCAGCATCCCAGACCCGAGGCGCTTGTCGTCAATACGCTTGACGATCTTGTGCAGCTTGCCGCGCCACGGCAGCAGCAAGCCCGGTGCAAGCTGGTCAGTCAGGAATGCCACAGCCGACCTACTTGCCGCGCCGACGCAGCACGTCAAACACGGCCTGAAAGACGTCACGCACGTCCAGCTTGCCAATCTTGCAGCCGTCAAACCGCGCGACCAACTCATCGCGGATTGCCGGCAAGTCCTCTGGGTCGCATTCGACGTACTGCGCCAGCTTGCGCAGCTTCATGTCTGGCTTGATCCTCATGGCTGTTCCTTACGCTGCGACCTGCAGCACTGGCACCGCGTGGCGCGGCGCAGATTGTTGGCTTGCACGACTCGCACAACGCCGCACTCACAGCGCGCGATCCAAACAGGATGCTTGCCGTTGTTCTCAGCACGGCTGAGCAGGCAAAAGATGCCGATGGTATCGCCGGGCCGCAGCGGTGTTGCTGGCCGGCGGCGTGTGCCGTCATGCTGCAGCGGCAGAGTCTGGTAGCGGCGCTTCGTGCGCTTGGGCTGAGCCGGCTTGTACTTGCCACGACACCGCGGACAGACCGGCGGCCGCGGCGCACGCGCAACAACACGGGACAGAGCTGTGCGATAGCCGCAGCCAGCGGCGCACAACACGTCGACCAGTGACCCTCGCTCGGATGTGACTGCCCAGGTCATAGTGTCTCCTGCCCGTCCGTGGGCATTGTCCCCATCCTTGCAGGGGACGACGGCGCCGGTCATCGGCACTGCCCGCCGTTTGCGCCCGGCGGTTGGCGGTGTCGGTCAGTCAAGCAGGTGGTAATCCCCGTTGTTGATCGCAATCTGCACGTAGATCGCGTGATGGATGTCCGGATCGCTGACCTTGTATCCGCCGACCGCATTGCGGTCCAGCTTGGCGGCATAGCGGATGGCTGCGCTGGACGGGCGTCCATCCTTGGTGCGGAACGTCCGCGCCTGACCTCCGCAAATGTTGCTGATGGTGAAGCTCGTCTGGGTGGTCTTGGTGGTGCTGGTCGTCATGACAGTCTCTCCGGTGTGGTGCGGCGCTCCGTGCGCCTTGTGAGTTCACTTTACACGCGCCGCGCAGCGTGTCAAGCGGACTGCGCAAGAAAAATGCACGGGCTTGCACTTTTTCTGGAAGGCTTGTTGTTTTGCTTGGTTAGCGCGTGCGCAAGTCGGTGACGCTCGCAGTCTGCGCCTGCACCTTGACCGCCGTCATGCGTGCCAGCGCCTTGACCAGCCCGCGCCGTGCGACCTGCGCGAGACGCTGCGTGACCTCTGGCGGAAGGCGGACGCCGCCAAAGCGCAAAAGCTCTACCACGAGGTCGCCCGCAATCTCTGCCGCCGCTTCCTCAATCTGGTCCTGTCTCACGGCAGCCTCACGGTGTCGGCATCAATGGTGGCGCGGTCCAGCCCGTCACAACGCACGACGATGCGCCCTGCGGGGCTTTTCTTTTGCGGGTGGGGGTAGATGGCGACTGTGCAGTTTGCGCGACGCTCAGGGGCACCACAGGCGCACAGCAGGCACGTCAGTAGCAGCAGCAGACCGCGCATCAATACCCCCAGCACGCTTGGACGTGCATCGTGTCGGGCGTCCGCCAATCGGCACCGCAACGCCAGCCTGCCGCGCGGAACACGGCGAGAAACATCGGATGCTTGATCAGCGGCGAGCTCGGCTTGTTGCCCCACGGGTTGGCAGACGGATCCGCGTCGAACGCAATCGGCCAGCTGTGAGTGCTCCAGTCCGTGCCGGGATTGTCGCCGCCGCGCTTCTTGCGCTTGTTGTAGGTCTGGACGTCATTGGGCACGTACCCCGACAAGTCCGCAGCCAGCTGCAGCAGCGCGGGTAGCTC